ATGTTTATTCAATTTTATAAATTTTAGACTTCAGTAAGAACTAAACGATTTGCATAGTTATAAGCAAAATCAGTTCTTGCTCCATGATGACCCCAGCGTATCCATTTTCTAGCTAGTTTCATATACTGGTATATGGACTTACCAGGTGTTTTCATATAGGGTTCAATCATCTTCCAATCACCTTCATATAACATATAATCAAGTTGAGTATTCAATGATGAAGGATTGCCACCTATACGGGCAGCGTGATTTCCTAGTCCATTATATCTTGGAGTATTGGTCCATTGGATAAGACCATACCCACCACTTCTACAACCACTATAAGACACTCTCGCACCACCCTCACAGATGTTGGGAGTGAAGGTAGACTCTTGTCGTATATTGCCCATAATGGTTGCTATGGCATTTTTGTCAGTAATTCCACGATTCTGAAGAAACTCCAGAGTCAGGGATTCATTATGATTACATCCTTTACAAACTAATCGTTTGACTTTAGGTTTTTCGGGAACAACCTCTTTGGTCTCTGTCTCTTGTGTATGACCTTCAGGAACAATTGAAAATGGTTGTTGCAATGAAGATGTTGCCATACTCGCTGGTGGCAGTGTTGCCGCTGATGTCGTAACCGCACCCAAAATGGCGACGGTCACATTTGTTAGGTTTTTAAGCATTAAGTTTAATAGAATTCGGCATCCGTATAGAAGAGGGGTATACCGCCTCTCTCGAAGGGCATCTTCCACGGCTCTAGTGTCACGTCACAGACTCATTACGACAAAACCCACCTTTTGAGTGGGTTCCTTATCATTATATGAAATTATTTAGGTTTTGTCAATTCTTTGGTTCAAAAGAATAAATTTCGATTTCATCATCTTCTGGATCGATCCATTCATAGAACTCTTCAAGAATTGATCGAGCATCATCTCTAGATACACTTTTATCTGCTGCTCGTTCAAGAGACCATTCTCTTAGGTGTCCAACAATTTCTTCAGTTGTTGTATTCATAGTAGTCTTTTCGGAAGTATCTGCTGAGGATGTTGCTATTGTAGTACCTTGGGACTCCGTTGTCAAGAGATTCGGTGAGAACTCCATTGATGAAGAGTTGTCTCGTCTCTTCGAAGTTTGTTTTGCCACCTGTTTTATGTAATGATAAGATAGTTCGACTAAAATTCTCTCTGCCCAATTTGTCAATGTCTTCTTTAAGTTCTGGACAAGACCCATAATATTTTTTCCAATCAGATTCTGATTTTACTTTACGTTTTTTCCCCTTTGGTGTTCTAAATGACCAGAAGTATTTCCTGCCGATGTATTTTCGATTGTTTTGTATATTTGTAATGAGATAGACAAAACCGAAGTTATCGTTAATATTCTCAGATAAAAAAGGGACTCCTTCAAAAAACCAGGGGTTTTCATAGTCAGCATCTATACTCATCAATTATATTAATCACTTCGTTTAAGTATTTATTAACAAGTTCTTTAGAGTCAATACTTAGTTGGTCATTATATAATTTTTCTTTTAATTTTAGCACACGAACTTTTAATTCGTCTTTAGTAATTTGATTCTTCGACATTAAAGTTTGAATCCACTGAATGTATCTTTTTTAACATCTTGCTTAATGCCACCGACCATATACGATTCAACTTCTGTTTCTTGAGGTGCTACCTGAAGACCCTTGGAAGAAATCCAATGCTGAGTCCAAGGAAGTGGATTGTTATTTGCAGGAATATCATAAACTGGTTTGAGACCAATTGCTTTCATACGACGATTTGCAATCCACTCCACATACTGCTGAAGAAGTTTATCATTAAGTCCAATCATACTACCATTTTTGAATAGATGATCTGCCCATTTCTTCTCCTCGTTTACAGCACGATCAAACATTTTATAAACCCACTCTTCTTCTTCTTTTGCAATCTGTTGCATTTCTGGGTCATCACCCTCTCTCCATTTGTTTAGAATGTTTTGAGTAAGTGCTAAGTGTTGATTTTCGTCTCTTGCGATAAGAGAGATGATCTTAGCTGATCCTTCCATAAGCTTAAGTTCACCAAAGGCGAAACTGCAAGCAAAACTAACGTAGAAGCGAATACCTTCAAGAATATTAACGTTTGCGATTGCTCTGTAGAGTTTTCGTTTAACATCGGTGAGATTCTCCTTGGCGTAGTGAACTCCTTCAAGTCTGTGCTTCCAGGACTCGGAAGTACCATAACTTTGTGCTGACTGAATGAAGTCATCATAAGACTCTGTAACGCTCTCAGCACGTTCTAGAATACGTTGGTCACTAATAATAGTATCAAGGATCTCAGCAGGGTCTGAATATATATTTTTAATGATATAAGTATATGAACGACTATGAATCATCTCCATAAACTCCCATACAGTCATACATGCTTCCAGTTCAGGAAGCGAACAGTAAGGTAAGAATGCCATGCCAGGTCCACGACCCTGAACAGAGTCAAGCATAATCTGATACTTCAGGTTAGAAGTATAAATGTGCTTTTGTTCTGGACGAAGTGTTTGGTAATCACCACGATCTTTCTGTAGAGAAACCTCCTCGGGTCTCCAGAAATAACTTAATTGTTGAGTTGTGAGTTTCTCGAAAACTGGGTACTTATAAGAGTCATATCGTTGAATGCCTAGGGGTTGTCCGAAGAACATTGGTTGTTTTTTAGTATCGACTTGTGCTGTATTAAAAACTGTCATTCCTTTAATTTTTTCACTTTGTTCTTCAGATTTTATGAACTCGTACTCCATGTTTTTTCCCTTTGTTATTTGATTCAATCTCACATTAAGTATTTAAGTATTTGCAAATGTTCAGATTGTACAACTTTCACATGCCTCTTCATCCGACTTCATAATATCATTTAGGAGAGATTTAAGTTCCTGTTTTTGGTCATCAACTACCTCATCAGTTTTAATATCATATGTGTTTTGATAATATGCTGTCTTATGCCCCAGTTTAAAACAAGTAAGCATATCCTGTGCCATTACGCTAACAGGAACTTCATTATCGGCATAATTTTCTGGATTATACGACCAGTTTCCAGAAATTGCTTGATCGAAGAATTTCTGCATAACTGCAACAATATGAATATAACCCCGATTGCTAGGCATATTCCAAAGAAGCGTGTAGTTGTTTTTAAGAGTATGATACTGGGGGACAATCTGCTTAAGAGGCCCTTTCTTGGACTTTTTAATGGACAAGTATCCACGAGGTGGTTCAATTCCATTGGTTGCATTTGACACAACGGAACTGCTCTCCGAAGGCATCTGTGCGGACAGTGTTGAGTGCCTGAGACCGTGTTCAAGGATAGATGCCCTAAGACTTTCCCAATCATGTTGAAGACCTACAGATGAAACTTGATCAACATCCTTTTTATATGTATCAATAGGAAGAATGCCATCAGCATACTTAGTACGACCAAAGTATTCGCAGTGACCCTTCTCTTTCGCAATCTGATTTGATGCTTTTAGGAGGTAATACTGGAAGGACTCAGAAAGACCGTGAACGGCGTCCCATGCCCCCTGTGAGTCGTAGTTGAACCCCAGTTTAGCAAGGTAGTGAGCAAGACCAATATAACCGATTCCAAGAGATCTACGACGCTTGGTAAAGTTCTCCGCTGCCTTAACTGGATAGTTTTGATAGTCAATAATCTCTTCTAGAGCACGAACAGAAAGATTACAAAGTTCTTCAAGTTCATCATCAGATTTAACTTTACCTACATTGATTGCTGATAGAATACAAGTTGCAATTTCTTGAGGACCATCATCATCAATATGTTGAATTGGTGTTGTGGGTTCTGTGATCTCTTGACAAAGGTTTGACATTGTAATTTGGTCCTTATAAGAACTATGTGAATTACAATGGTCAATATTCATAATATAAATGCGTCCCGTCTCAGCACGTTCTTTGAGGAGACTAAGAATGAGTTCCTGTGCTTTAACAGTCTTTTTTGGAATGGACGTATCTTTTTCATATACAGTATAGAGATTGTCAAACGTATCTGTTCCAAAAGCATCATATAATCCAGGTACATCATGCGGGGAGAAAAGTGTAATCTCACTATCCTGAATAAATCTTTCATAGAAAATTTTACTAAGTTGAATTGAATAGTCAAGTTTACGAACACGGTTGTCCTCAGTTCCTTTATTGTTTTTCAGAACTAGAATGTCTTCTATTTCTTGGTGCCAGATTGGAAAGTGGACTGTAGCACTTCCACCACGAATCCCATTTTGTGTACAACATCTGACAGTTGCTTCAAACTTTTTGAGGAATGGGACAACACCTGTGTGCTGAACTTCTCCACCTCTGATTTTACTGTTGATGCCCCTGATGCGACCTGCGTTGATACCAATTCCTGCTCTTTGAGAAACATACCTACCAATTGCCATATCAGAGCTGAAGATACTATCGAGGGTGTCATCAATATCAACAAGAACGCAACTTGCAAATTGGCGAAGTGGGGTTCTAACACCTGCCATGATTGGTGTGGGAATGTTGATTTTGTGCTTTGAGATTGCGTCATAGTACCTCCTGACGTATGACATTCTGGTTTCTTTTGGATACTCTGCAAAAATAGTCAGAGCAATCATCATATACATGAATTGTGGCGTTTCATATACTCCACCACCACTACGATCTTGCACAAGATACTTATCAACTACTTGGCGAAGACCTGCATAAGTGAACAGATAGTCTCGGTCATGGTCAATATAAGAATCAGCACGTTCAATTTCTTCTTTTGAATACTTATCAAAAATATCATTATCATATACTTGATGATTAACACACTGATAAATGTGATGCTCAAGAGCAGGAAGTTCTTTCATCTTTCCATAAAGTTGTTTACGAACAGAAAATAAAAGAAGACGAGCAGCAACAAATTGATAGTTTGGGTGATCAAGGTCAATCAAATCACTTGCACTACGAATAAGAATTTCTTGAATTTCTTCAGTAGAAATACCATCATAAAACTGAATGCCTGAAGTCATTTCAACTTGACTTGCAGAAACTCCTGCAAGACCCCTACATGCCTCTTCAACCATCAAGTGCATCTTATCTAGGTCAAGAGGTTCAATTGTTCCATTTCTCTTGACTACCTTTGTTCCGTTGCTCATATTTTCTTCCAAGTAGTAAATTTAAGTTTTGCCTGTAGTCCAGAATAAGTATTTAATTCTATCATGGACTGAACATTAAGTCCAGATAAAATCATGTCATTAATGTCTTTTTCTTTTATTGTTGAAGGCCAGATGACAACTTTTTGTCCCATTTCGATAACACGGGAAATTCTTGATAGGATTTCTGTATTACGTGGTTCGTTATCGTATATCCAAACAGGATCGTCAATACCCCACTTATCAATATCACCATCAGCTCCACAAAGAGCAATCGCATTTGAAATGAATGTTGAGTCAAATGGTCCTTCGGTGATGTAGACTGTGGTGTCTTTTTTGATTTCATCGAGTCCATAGATTTTAGGTGCATCATCAGTAAGCATAATGGTAATGTATTTAACTTTGTTGGAACCAAGTGCTCTTCCTTGAAATCCAACTAATGTATTTTGATAGAACAAAGGAATAATAATTCTTGGTTCATCTTTACCTACAAAGTCAAATGTTGGTCGAAGAGAATTAGTCCATTCTTTAAATCTCTCAGCATAATAATAGTTATTAGAGTTTAATTTCCTCTTTTCTAGATATGCCTTTGCGTCAGGATTCTCTGATGCTTTGGGTAGATTTAATTTTTGTTTAAACTTTGGTGCCTCAAAGTGAAGTACTGGTGCTTCAGTGGTGAAGTTCTTTCCAGTATTTCCTTCTTTAAACTTTTCAAAAATATATTGTTTATGAATTTCAGTATCAATTTGTTTTAAGAAATTATTAAAGGATACATTCACTCCACAATTATGACACTTATAGTTTGTGTTGTTCTTTATCTGATATAAGTATCCTCTTGCTTTATTTTTATTCGTTTGAGAGTCACCACAAATCGGACAACGAAAGTTGTAGAGATTATTCTTTACCCTCTTAAATTTTTGAAATCTAGAAGATATCAAATTGATGTATTTTACATCAACAAAATCCATAAACAAAAATTAACCTGTCCGAATATTCTATCACATTACCTTACCTTGTCAAGACAGAGTGAAGTGATTACTGCCGTCCATTTAATAATTGAATTAGTTATTTTATGCAGAGAGTATGCAGTAGGAACATTTTTAGTTTTCACGGCATCCAAGTGCCAACACTCTATTATTTATTTTATTGTTCTTTCTATTGAAGTAGGAGTTGGAGTCAATAAATTTGTGATGACTTTATTACCAACGGCAGAAAAGATTAGAGATACAATAGCAAGTCCACCAGCCATCGTCCACATCTTTTTTTCTAAATCAGTCAAACGAGTATTAACTTTCATAATATCTCTTTCACATCCTTTTTTAATAATATCAGTCTGACGAGTCATATCTCTGTGAAGACTGTCAATTTTTTCAAACAATACAGCATCTATTCGGTCTTGCTTATCTAACTTCTCATCGTGAACGGCAAGCATCCGTGCCACATTTGAATTTGCCTCAATCAACTTATCAATCGCATTATCAATTTTCATTAACAATTGGTCAGAAGAAGAAATTTTTTCTTCTAATATTGCAACCTTAGTTTCTAGTGTTTGAGATTGAGAAGTCATTTTACTTGGTTTTTAGGTATTGCATCCATAATTTACGAGACCCTCTTCCACCACTCATATATTTTTTTCTTCTACGAACAGGAGGATCATCACCTGCTTCAACCGTTCCTGCTATTTGTCCACCACCAACATTATTAGTTGGAACATCCTCGGCAATCATCTGCTCTCGGATAATATTAATAATTTTATCAAGAGTCTTCTTTTCCATTGTAGATTTTATATAACTCCTTTAAACAATTAATATCGACCTGAATGTCATGAATACTTGATTGTGGATATTCTGGAAGTCTGTTAAGAAAAATAATAAATGATTTAACAGAAGACCACAACTCTTGTTCTATCTTAAAAAACAACATTGGGGTAGTTGCTTCTCCAAATATATTATAAAGAATTATAAAATGATTTAAAATCAGATGAGTTTTTAATTCACCCGATTTTTTATATCTCTTCAGTAATCTTTTAATGTACTTAAAATGATTTAAGTCCTTTTCAAAATCTTCTTTAGTGACTGCTTGAGGATTTTCATAATACCTAATAGCAAATAAGAGGAAATTATCCTCATTCAGTTCATTAAAGATCATATTTTATCAGAATGGTGGATAAGGTAGGTTATTTCCAGTTGTAATACCAGACATTGCAACAAGAACTTCAGATTTAACTCTGATAGTACCTTCAGAATCTCTATAAGTTGTAACACCAACCCATCCAGCGTGAGTTAGTTTGAATTTTGTTGATACTGCTGCTTCTGTTCCAGCATCCTCAACACCAATCACAGAAGTCTCATGACCACCAGTGACTCTTGAGAATGTAATAACTGCTGCAGTCGCAATTCCAGCAGAAATTGTAGATGCAAGTGAAACACTAGTAACACCAACAGTTGAAATAATTCTAGTATCAACACCACTTACAAAAGTATCTCCAGCAATAATCCCAGTCAAAGAGTTCACAAAAACAATATTAGTTCCAATTCCAGCATTTGTAGTTGCCGCAGAAACTAGTACTGTAATAGTTTCAGTATCTCCACCACCTGATTGATTTAGATGACTATCAAGAACTGCAAATTTTGGAGATTCACTAATCTGGAACAGTACTCCAGAAATTGCTGCTCCACTCAATCCAGCAGTTGATGCGATTGATAGTTGTGTTGTGCTTGCAATTCCAACGACTACAGCATCTCCAATATTAACACCAAATGCTGCACCAAACCTAATCACGTCACCAGTCTTGGCAGCACCAACGTTTCCAAAAGTAGTACCACTGCCTGTTACGACACGAGTGTCGTAATCTAAAGATACATTTCCATTAGAACCAACATTATCATTGTTTCCCCAGAGTGCCATTTTGTTATTCCCGTAAAGTTATTTGCTAAAAAGTATTTATAAAAATAGAGATATCATATCAAAATCCCTATAGTTATTTAGGGATCAGTCAAATCTGGATCCGATTTTAGTTTTAGGTGATTTCTTCATTGCTGCTTCTTGTTCTTTAGTTCGAGTATAGTCATAACCACCTGATTTTACTTCTGGCTTTGGTGGATTACCTGACATTCTTACACGACTACCATCTTTTTTTACCATCATATAATCTTCCAATACTTCACCTTCTGGTTGATAAGATGCCTCAAGAGGAAGTTTGCCAGATCTTTGCATTTGAAGTTTTTGACGATCTATTTGTTGCTTTTTTTGTTGAAGCATTTTCAGGTTAGCAAGTTTCTTAACGTCCATCATCTCTTTTTTGTTATCAACAGCAGGAGTTGATACTGCTGGTTCATCATCCATTTGTTCTGCTATTTTCTTTGCCATTTTTGTGGCAGTAGCATACATCACTTCTTTACCACGACCAGGATATCTCTTCTCAAAATCTTCTTTTTTATTCTTCATTGATTTTACAATTTCTTCTTTCTTTTCAGTTTCAGAATCAGTTAATGTTTTTTCATTAAGTTTAAATTCTTCGTTACGAACAGAATCAAGAAGTTTATCTAGATTACCTTTTTTAGATGCTGGTTTTGCTTTGGGTTTTGCTGCTGTTGCTGTTGGTGTTGGTTTTGGTGCTGCAGGTTTTTTTGCTGCTGGTTTTGCTTTGGGTTTTGCTGCTGTTGGTGTAGGTGTGGGTGCTGTTTCTGGTGTCGGTGTTGATGTGGTAGTTTTACTTCCACCGTCTTCCATTCTACGAGCAACATTTCTTGCTCCTCTTGATACTGCTCTTGCGCCGGCACCAATTGCTCTCTTCAGACCAGACTTGAGTGCTGATCCAATTCTTCCAAGAAGTCCAGGTCTCTTAGATCCTGTTTCAGTTGAACTTGATGAAGAAGAACTTGTTTGTGGTGCTGGTGCTGGTGTTGGTGATGGTGAAGAAGAACTGCTACCTGAAGAAGAACCTCCTCTGCCTCTTTCATATCCTTTGGAGAACTCTCTACCTGCTGCCTTTACTCCTCTTACAGCAGCACCAGCAACATAACCTGCTCCACGAGCAAGTCCTGCTCCAACTTTCTTCACAGCAGATTTTACTTTGGCAAGTCTATCAGTTTTAATATCAGTATCGTGTCCTAGAGTAACATTTGCTTCTGTTAAAAGAGCAGCAGAAATATCTATTGATTCAATCAGAACATTTTCAACTTCTTTAATATCATATCCTTCTTGGATGCACTCAAAGAAGAACTCTTCAACAACCTCTTCAATTAGTTTGTCTGAGAGAAGGAAAACTTCAGATTCTGAAAGGTCATCAAGAACACAATCAATATCTTCAATCTCCACCATATCAAGTAGAGTTCCACCAAGTTCTTCTACTGCTTCACCAAGACTTGGATTGATTTTAATTTTATTATCAATTTGCTTTTCAGTAATTTTTACATCTTCACTTTTATTTTTTTTTACATCTCCAATGACTTCAGAAAGATCTTCTCTCCAATCAGAGTAACCTTCTTTTACATTTTTCTTTTTGATTGCCTTACCAACTGCTTTGCGACGATTGTGAAGATACTTATCTGACTTATCAGTATCACCATCATTATCAATATCAGCATCCTCTTGCCCTACTGGATCAAGTGCTTCCTTATAAGCACCATAAGTTTTTACATTATACTCTTTTCCGTCAGGTCCAATATCAGCAACTTTATATCCAAGTTTTTTCTCAGGAACAGAAATCTTCACCATTGGTTTTTTCTTTGCTTCACCAATAAGTTTCTTTCTGGCAATCGCCCGATACTCATCATTTGATTTGTCTTTCTTCATATCTTCAATTGCTTTTTCATTATTTTCACGACGCTTCTTCATATCAGGTTCAAGATGTGAAGACTCACCAAGTGCAATCTGATTCACATACACTGATGAGATGTCGTTAAGAATATTCATTGACATTGTAATACTACTTACTTTTTACCTTATACTTATTTATAAACTCCTTAATATTAGAAAATGCATATCCACTATAAGGTTTTGCTCCTGGTTGAAGATTTGTTTTATCTCCTTTCTCAAATCCAGGCGTCATATCAGCAGCATACTTAAAGTATCCGCCAGTTCCAACCAAAGTGTTTGGCTTTCCAGGAACTCTCATCTTCCTCTCAACTCTTTTCTCTTGATATGCCTCTCTGAAGTTTTTTGGGACATTTCTTGCTTGAGGAATAAAAGCACCATAAGGTCCAACCTTTGAGTCCTTTTTGTCAACAAACCCATCAATATTATCATCTCTTCTGTTCACTGCTTTCTTGACAAGTTTTTTTAGATTAGTTGATGGAACTTCAATATCAGCTTCCATTACATCCTTAATCCAGGACTTAAACATATACTCTTCTTTTGTTAAGCAAATTAAGTGATTGGTTCCTCTACGAATAATCTTACCAACCAATCCCGTATTTAAGTTCTCAACAATATCACCGATTCTAAAAATCTTTCCTGTAAGATAGTTTTCACGAAGAGTTTGTTGGTCGTATTTTGGAGCAATCTGCCAGAGTTCTACAACTTCTTTTTTCTTTTTCTTTGCACCCATTCCTTGACGAACTGCATTAAAGAGTGCTTGAGTATCAGTATCATCCAATGACTTTGGTGTTCCTCTGCGGAAAGAATCAAAATCATTATCTAAAACTGCTTTTCTCATTTTAGATGCAGACATTCCCTCTACACCATCAGCATCTGCATCTCTGACTCCTGCAGAAACCACATTTATTAAATCAAAGTTATAAAGGTCTCCATTATACTTCTGTGCAAGGTTCTCAAACTCTGCTTGACGATCTGAACCCACAACAATATTAACACTTGAGTATCCCTCTTCATTTGCAGTAATCAGAACATCAAAAATAGATCTCATTTCCTCATCATTAATAATCATTTCCTTAAAGTCAGGAAACATCTTCTTCATAAAAGAAATCTTCATATCAGGATCCAATGGATTTTTCTTTGGATCTTGAGTTCTTGATGGATATATCTTAACATCTCCACCGGCAGATATTCTCTTTGCTGACTTGAGAAGTTTATCGTGTCCTACTGTTGGTGGATTAAATCTTCCAAATACAATAGTAAGTGGTGGGGTTTCTTGTGTTTGATCTTGAGGAGCAGGCTCTGTTGCTTTTGCTGGAGCTGCTTTGGGATCTGGTGCTGCTTTTGCTTTTGGTTTTGTTTCGGGAGCAGCAGTTTTTTGAGTATCTGCTTTTGGTTCTTCTTGTCCTTTTGGTGTTCTTTTTTCAGTGAACTTTAGTTTTCCATCCTCAGTTCTTGCAACAACTTTACCAGCACGATCAATCCACCCTCCGTGCCCGTCTCCTTTTAGTCCAAGTTTCTTCGCTTGCATTGATGCTTGCGATTG